TGCTGATTGTCCACTAGTAAAACTTGCCATACTGACATTGCCGGTTAACCCAGTTGCTGCGTCTTTGATACTATTAGTAATACCACTAGTTGACTTTAATACTTCTCCACCAACGTCGCCAACCATACCTGCGCCTGCAGTTAGCACTGTTGCTGTAATTGCTCCACCACACGCCATCTGCTAACTCCTGGGAATAATAACGTCGTTGCTACCAAGTGCTCTTGTGTGAAAACAAGTGTCTGGTGATCCAACGTAATTGATAGGTTTATTTTCTGCAAGCACACTCATTGATCCTAGTGTAGTTACGGCAGCACAATGAATACCACAACCTGGTGCTCCGCAACAAGGATGAGGTGTTACTGACGTACCTATCAAACAGGCAGGTCTGCCATTGATGATCACAGATGACGCACCTGTACCAATTGCTATTCCGCCTGCTGAGTTTGGATCTCCTATTCGTACTGCTCCTGGCATGTTTATCCTTTTAGTATTCCTTTTGGTGCAGTTACAATCCCAGTGCTTGCTTGTATATAACTTGCAATAACATCTTTGTTTGTTTCTACATACATTGTAATGTTATTTGTATTTATGGTGACATTTTTTGTCTCATCTGCACTCATCAATGCAGGCAACAATTGTACGCCTTGTGGAGTGGGAATTAATGAAAATGGATTTGAAATTGTAGTTGAGGTCGAATCAGTACTAATAACTTTAGCAATAATCTCACTGCTATCACTAAGTCTGAATGAATAAATCTTGTCTTTTTCTAACATTTAAAATCCTTTGTCTGTTATTGAATGTTGCCGATCTGGAAAATAATCCTGCTGTGTACCTTCTCTGTAAAGGTCTAATGTAATACAATGCAACCCACCGTCCCAGAAGTATCTATGACGCCATGGCACATAAACAGGTTCCATGTTATGCTTTTTAAGAAATGCATTTACTATTTCGTTGTCCTGCTGACTAACACAACAATGACGTTCATCTAATACTAACACATTAACATCAAATATTGTTTCTTCTACATAGCCTACCCAGTCTTGTAACCATGTTTCAACAAAATTCGTAAATTCATCATTTTCTTCTTCACCAGGAACCCACCATTTACCTCTATTTTTAATTTTTAGTTCGATGAATGGTCTTACTTTATCCCAACTTTGATCTGGCAAATAGCAAATGTCCCAACCCGGAAAGGTGTCATTGTAAGTTTGTATTTCATTTAGACTTAATATTGCACCAGGTTTGATTGTATGAAAACATCCGTCATTGTGCCCACCAATGGTTAGTACATTGATTTTAAAATTTGGAAACATTTTTGCAAACTCTTTAAAATAATAATTAACTAATACAGAATCCACTTCAGTTTTGATATCAATGTATATATCTCGTCCAACTACAGTAATAGATGGAGCCTGTATAGGAAAGCCAAAAGGTATTTCTTTTTTATATATACCTAAAATTTCATTGTGTATATAAGGTTTATCACTCAGTGGTTGTTTGTTGCAAAATCTTTCTACATAATCTGTATATGATGGCCAATCAGGAGCATCTTCTCCTTTGTGTCCGTTAAAAGACGCTTCACTCAGTGGAGAATATATGTTTTTAAAATTTTTATTATAATTATCAAGTGATTGTGTTATTCCAGGATGATCAAGGTAATATGCAGAATCGCGTGTATAGAATAAATCGTTACCAATAACCAATTGACTGTTTCTTGGTTGCAATGGAGTACCTGGTATGTATGTTAATTTTCCGTCATGATCAGTATAATTCATAATAGAATCATTTTTATCTACGTACGGTCTAATAACATCACATCCAAAGTCTTTTAAAACTTTTTCGAAACCTTCAAGATCTTCTTGTGTTTCACTGGCAATGCGTTGTAATGCTGACTTTACTTTGGTATTTTTAATATCATTGAAAAATTCTGGACTATAGAAATCTCCAAGCATTACTGTTCTCAGTGTGTCCCATTTGTTCCAGATATTGTACATACAGTTAATTAGTATCCGGAGCCGTTCCACCCTGTATTTTCTATATAAGCACAAAGATCATCGTAACCACCAATAACCTTGTGTTGTATAACAATTTGTGGAACTGTCTTTGCACCTGGTGCAACTTCTAGCAGTTCTTCTCTAGTAATATCAGTGCCAATCTTTGCTTCATTGAATGGTACTCTCATTCTTGTTAATAACTCTTTTGCGGCATCGCAATACCCACATAAATCTCTAGTATAAACTACTACACTCATAAGCTGAATCCTTTAAAGCTATTATTATCAATGTCTTGTTTTGTTCCACCATTAACGTATGATGTAATCTCTGTTTCTTGTGGTGCTACTTGTACATCTCCGCCAGCAATCCATTTTTGTGTCCACGGTAGAGGATTTGATGCACCTTTGTAACTGCTTGGTATACCAACTGCTACCATACGTTTATTTGCAATCCATTGTACATATTCTTTGAGCAACTGTGCATTAAGTCCAATCATCGATCCATCTTTAAACAAGTAGTCTGCCCATGCACATTCTTGTTCTACTGCATCTTCAAACATCTTGATAACCAATGGCTCGCAGTCTTTTGAAATTTTTATAAAGTCTGGATCGTCTTGCGGAAGTATCTTCATAAGTTGTTGTGTACTTGCTAAGTGTACGTTTTCATCACGTGCAATAAACTTGATAATTTTAGCATTGCCTTCCATCTTCTTAAGTTCAGCGAATGCCCAACTGCATGCAAATGATACATAAAAACGCACACCTTCTAAGATGTTAACACTTGCTAAACATATCCAAAGTTTTTTCTTTAGTTCGTACAAGTCAACTACTATTTTTTTACCGTTGACAGTGTGTGTTCCTTCACCAAGTAATTTATAGTAACCACAACTTTCTATCAGGTCATCATAGTAAGTTGTAATGTCGTCTCCACACTCGATGATCTCTTTGATGTCCATCATCTCATCAAATATCTTACTTGGATTTGAATACACATTTCTAATAATATGCGTATAACTTTTTGAATGTATAGTCTCTGAAAATGTCCACGTGATGATCCAATTTTCTAGCTCAGGCAAACTTACAATAGGACTAAATGCTTCATTAGGTGCCCTACCTTGCACACTATCCAACAAGATCTGTCTCTTAAGGTTGCTCGTAAAGATATGCTTTTCATTTGCAGTAAGCTCTTTAAAATCTTTAGCATCACGCAGTACATCTACTTCTTCGGGTCTCCAGAAAAAACCTAACTGTTTATCAGTGAGTTTATCAAACTGTCTATACTTCAATGTATCATAACGTTGTAGCCCAACTCCGCCTGCTGGGTCTAAAAACGCAAGACTAGTCGTGTGGTCTCTGTTAGTTGTATTCAATACACTCATTCGTCGTTCCTATATAGTACAACTATCACAGTCTTCCTCATACATAGGAGACTCAATAGTTATTTCGTTTTGTTGTTTTTCGTTCATTTTGTCAACATCTATTTCTCCAGCACCATCAAATGTGTTGAAGTAATACAACTGCTTGTGTCCATATTTATAACAAAGTAATAGATGTTGTAGCATGACACTCATTGGTATCTTCTCATCTTCGTAGTGTACAGGATTATAAGACGTGTTTACACTTATACCTTGATCAATATACTTTTGTAATACTGCCATAATCTTAATGTAACCTTCAGGTGACTTCTGATCCCATAGTAATTCATATTTGTTTTTAAGTCTTGGATAACCCGGCACGACTTGTTTTAACACACCATCTTTTGATTGTTTAATACTAACAAATGCTCTTGGTGGTTCAATACCATTTGTGCTGTTAGAGATTTGAGCTGATGTTTCTGCTGGCATAAGTGCCATCAGTGTTGAATTACGTATACCTGTTTCTCTAAGTTGTGCTCGCAACCCAGTCCAATCAACACAATCAATGTGTACTACTAATTCATCAACATCTTTTTTGTACGTGTCTAGTGGTAGTACACCATCTGAATATTTTGTTTCGTTATTCTTTGGACATGCTCCAAACTCTACTGCAAGATCTGCACTGGCTTTTATCAAGTAATAACTCCAGTGTTGTGCCCATGTATCAACTAACTTCAGTGCATCAGGATTACTATAACTTACATCATTCTTCGCTAGAAAAAATGCAAGATTTATTATTCCAACTCCAAGTGGACGTCTGTTTTCAGTTGCCATTTGTGCGGCAATAATTGGATAGTTTTGATAACTTAGTAGTGCATCCAGTCCACGTACTGCTAGTGTACATGCTTTTTCCATGTCTTCTGGGTTTTTAAAACTTCCCCAGT